TTATGAAGGGGGAGATCCGATGGGACCATTTGGCCCTCTCACATTCCTCAACGGACCACCAACACCGAGGTTATATCCGGCTACGATGGAAGATGCGGCCTATCTTCTTTGTCTTCGCAACGATCCCGCGACGGTGGCGGCATCGCGCCAGCAGCGGCCGGTTGAGGAGGCCGAACATCTGGCGTGGCTCACTGCGGCCCTTCTTGATCCGGCCATCAGCCTCTACATCGCTGCATACTATCCAGACAGATCCCGAGTTGGAACCGTTCGCCTGGATCACGAAGAATGTCCCGATGGGTGCGCGACTGAATTGAGTCTCACCGTAGCTCCGTCACTGCGGGGCCGGGGACTTGCGCGCCAGCTCATTCTCTCGGCGATGGACGCGAACCCCTATCAGTGCCGCCGATGGATCGCCGAAGTGCGCCGAGAGAACATCCCGTCCCTCCGCGCATTCCTCTCTGTTGGCTGGCTGATTGATGGCATCGACCCCGAGGGCTTCGTGTGGCTTGAGCATGAGCGAATCCAAGAAGTCACACCCCAGGGGATCCTCGAGGCGCAGGCGGAACTCCGTGCGGGGACGAAACCATGACTGCCCGCCGCTGGGAAGTCCTGACGCCCTCGCAGTCGTGGCGGGAGATCGCCGTGGCCGACGTGCGCTCCGGGGACATCGTGCGGCTCTTCGAGGCGGACGGGGCGCCGGTGACGGACCCGGAGACCGGGGCTTCCCGGTTTCGGGCGACGGCGGACGCCGGCCTGGACCCGGAGGATGGCACCCCCGTGGTAGAGACCGAGCCGATCCCGGAGACGGAGGTGGAGCGTGAGGCTGGGGCGTCGGGGATGTGGTGGCCTGGTGGTGCGCACCGAAGCGGCCTATCGAGGCCACGCCTGGGGAGCATATCGGGGCGGGTGCGAGGGGCAGGCGAGGGTTGACGGGCGCTTAACAATGTTGTACACAAAGATTGACGCTGCTGCTCGCTGCGGCGCATGCCGCGAACCGTGTTGTTTTAAGGCCACTTGCAATAGGAGGCAGAGGAGGCTCTAAAATGTCGACATGCCCGCTCTGTCTTCGCCATTTCGATTGGAATGTTCAGAAGCGAAGGCCCGTTCAAGATCACTGCCATGCTTGTGGGCGGACTCGCGATTTCCTCTGTTCCGAATGCAATCGCGCTGAAGGATTCGCAAAAAGCTATGCCCATCGATCCAGGCATGCGAAAAAACTTCGCTATTTACTCGATGATCCGGGTTGGCAAGCGAGGCTCTCAGCATATCTTGACAGTTACGAATGTATCGGCGCTCGGCCCTACGTAGTTCCGCGCAAACGTATCTGATATAGGCTCTCCTTCGGCAGTACGTGGGGCCTCCGCCTCGACACCGGAGGCCCCGTTCTTTTCTGCCAGGCCTGACGCTGCCCCAGAATCGGACTTCGTGGGGGGGGCTGCCCGATGTATCGCCTCATGGTCGGCTGGCGGCTAGGGTGGGTTTCTGGCCGCGCTGGACGGTCTGAGAGTGTTGGGTGCGCCGCAAGGTGGGCGCCGGATGTGGGGGACACTCGGGGATTGGCCGCCCCGCCGCTACCCCAGCCCAGCATTCTCCCCTTGCCTCCCCGATAGCAATGCTGTACGATGCTGGCTATGCGATCCTCCCACGTGATGATCCGGTTGACGGAAGCCGAGGCGGCGGACCTTGAGCGTGCGGCGTCGGCGGCGATGCTGGCCGTCTCGACGTGGGCCCGGGTGACGCTGCTGACGGTGGCGCGGCGGGGCACGGTGCCATCGTCCAGGGCGAAGGTGACGAAGCCACAGGCGAAGAAGCTCGGCAGTCGGCGGAAGAAGGCCGCGGCGAAAGGGAAGGGCTCAGTGCCTGCGGAGTCTCGGGAGGACGAAAGTACACTCCTGACTTTCGACACCATGCGGCCCGTGGCGGGGGCCGTGCCGGCGGCTGAGGCCCCGCAGCCCCGCTGCTCCCGCCACAAGCGTGTGGGATGCGCGAAGGACCCGGAGTGCGTGCGGGAGACGACGGTCTTCAGAGTATGAACGTCTGCCCGACTTGCAGGGGGGCGAAGGTTCTGAAAGGGTTCGGGTGCCCGGGATTCAAGCCGATCACGCTCCCGTGCTACGACTGCGATGGGACTGGCGAAGTATCCGACGAGCGGGCGATCTGGAGACGCGATGGCGAGGGCCTGCGGAAGTTTCGCCAGGTGCGTGATCTTTCGCTCCACGAGGCGGCGGCCTGGCTCGGGTGCCCGGCACGCGAATGGAGCGACGCTGAGCATGGAAAGGTAGATCCGTCGGATCTCAGTGGGCGCGTGCAGCGGAAAGCCATAGCGGACGTCATTGAGGGGACAAGGCGATGACGCGCCGAATGCCGGACGGCGTGCGTGCGCCTGAAGTGATGGCGGCGAATGTGAGCGCGGCCGCCTCGTGAGAATTGTTATGCCGAATACCAAGACCTCCAACAGTGAAGGAGCGCCAATGGGCCGAGAAGTTCGGAGGGTCCCCGCGAGTTGGTCGCATCCGCGAGATCACGAAGGGCACTTTATTCCTCTCCATGCGTCCTTCCCGTATAACGAGGATGAGATCCAGGAGGGGCTCCGCGACGGCTGGCTCAATGATGCCCCGCCCTATTACGGGTGCAGCATCATGCCCGACTGGTCCCCGGCCGTGCGTACTCACTACCAGATGTACGAGACAACCTCCGAAGGCACGCCGATCTCGCCTATCATGGAGACGCCGGAAGCACTGGCGCGCTGGCTCGCCGATAACAACGCCTCGGCCTTCGCCGGCATGGGCGCGACTTATGAGCAGTGGCTTGCCACGATCACGCGCGGTTCGGCTGTCAGCGCGGCCTACCTACCAGGCAAGGGTTTCATCAGTGGGGTTGCGGCGGGCGTCTAAGATCCCCCTAAACTCTCCGCTCTCCGCATAGTTGCCCACGCCCACCCGCTATACTCAGACCATGTCCACCCTGGGCACGCGCATGGCGATCGCCTGGAAGGCCGCCGTAGGGATCTTCAGTGACGATAGCGCCAAGCAGGCGCACGGGCTGCTCTCCGGCATGTGGCCGGCTGGGATCGGTGACGCGCCGACCACGGGGGCCAGGGAGCGGGTCGGAGCCTACGCGGACATGCCGTGGCTCCACGCGCTCGCGGACAAGGTGGCCAGTGCGTTCGCGGCCGTCGAGTGGACGGTCTCCTATCCCGCCCGCGAGGGCCGCGCCGTCCGGATGAAGTCTCTCCAGCGCGCCCGCGGGGCCGCGCGACGCCAGTCGCTCATCCGAGCGCTCCCGTCCGATGTCGAAATGGTCCGCCTCGACGAGCACCCGCTCCTCGACGTACTGGACGGCGGCAACCCGCTGATGACCGGGCTCAGCGTGCGGAAGGTGACGGCCCTCCACTGGGACCTTGAGGGTGAGGCGTTCTGGCTCAAGGAGCGGAACGGGCTCGGCGTGCCCGTCTCCGCCTGGCCGCTGCCCCCGGACTGGGTCCGTTCCACGCCGACGCCGACCGGCCCGTACTACCGCGTCGGCTTCCGAGGATGGCAGGGGCCGATCCCGGAGACGGAGATCCTGTGGCTCCCGAACCACAACCCGGCGAACCCGTATGGGCGAGGGACGGGACTGGCCCGGGCGCTGGCCGATGAGTTGGAGACGGATGAGTATGCCGCACGCCATATCCGTCAGCAGTTCCTCAACCAAGCGCGTCCAGACTTCGTGGTCTACCCCGGAGAGGACAAGGAGACCTGGAGCCAGACGGAACGAGACCGTGTGGAGCAGCAGTGGGCCGACCAGCATCAAGGGTTCTGGCGTGCCTTCCGCCCTCGATTCGCAGGGAAGAAGCTCGGGATCTACGAGTTCGCGCAGACCGACAATCGAAGCTTGCAGATGGTTCAACTCCGCGAGTTCAACGCGGACCTCGTGCGGAAGATTTGGGGCGTGCCGCCGGAGATCATGGGCATCGTCGGGCCTGGGTCCTCGCGGGCCACCGTCGCCTGGTCGAGCTATATCTTCGCCAAGTGGGTGCTCGTGCCGCGCCTTGAGATGTTCCGCGCCTTGCTCCAAGAGCGGCTCGCCCCGGAGTACGATGAGCGCCTGATCGTGGACTATGTGAGCCCCGTGGACGAGGACGCGGACTTCCAGCTCGAGGTGCTCCGGGCGAACCCGGCCGCGTGGATGGTGGACGAGTGGCGCGCCCGTGGCGGTAGTGCCCCACTCCCTGACGGGCAAGGGCAGGTCTTCCTGGTCCCCTTCAACCTCCAGCCCATGGAGGACTTCGGGGCGATGCCACTGCCTCCTGGGGACGGGTCGGTGGAGATGGACCTGACGCATCTCCAGCACGACGAGGCGGCGGTGCTGCGGCGGCTGAGGCGGCGAGGCGCTCCCCTGGGGCGTCGGTAGTGCCCCGGGTGATGTCACGGCCTGCCCACCAGCGCGAGAGCCCCCCTCGTCGGCTCCAGCGCGCTGTCGAGCCTGACTCCCCGATTCTCTCGCGTCTCGCGTCACGCATGGAGCCGGCGGCGCGCCGGGCCTTCCTGGCCGCTGTCCGGGGAGCCGTTGGGATCGTTGACATCGGCGAGCTTGTCGAAGCCATCGGGTCCGGGCAGATGTCCCAGGTCGAGGCGGCCGCCCGGCTCAGCGTCCTGTCCGAGGGGCTCCGGGCTCAGCTCCTCCCGGTGATCGGGCAGACCTTCGCTGTCGGGCTGGCGGTCGGGGCCGAGATGGCCAACCTTGAGCCGGCGATCACCTACGGCTTCGACCTCGTCAACCCGGAATCCATCACATGGGTACGGGATCATGGCGCCGCGCTCGTGACCGAGGTGGGGCTTTCGACCAAGCAGGCGATCCAGCGGCTCGTGGAGACCGGCATCCGGGACGGGGTGGCGCCGGATCGGCTCGCGTCGCGGCTCATGGAAGTGGTGGGCCTGCGAAGTGACCAGGTGGCGGCGGTGGAGCGGTTCCGCTCTCGATTGACGGCCGATGGGATCAGTCAAGACAGGATTGAGGCACGAGTCGCCAAGTATGCCGACGCGCAGTTGCGGTATCGCGCCACGATGATCTCGAGAACCGAGACGCTGGACGCGGCGCATGCTGGGCAGGATGAATTGTGGAACGCGGCGAAGGGGGCCGGTGATCTGGACCCTGAGACGACATGGCGGAGATGGCTGGTGACCCAAGACGATCGCCTTGATCTTTTGGTGTGCGAACCTATGGACGGCCAAGAAGTCAAACTCGGCGAGCCGTTCCTGACTGGCGATGGGCGAGAGATCATGCGACCGACCGCCCATCCCCAGTGCTTCATCCCGAGCACACGACTCGTGGGGGCTCATCGGGCCGTCGCTGGGCTCAAAGCCCTCTACGCGGGTCCCGTCGTAACGCTGGAAACGCGACGCGGGGACCGGCTGACTGTCACCCCGAATCACCCCGTATTGACGCCGCGCGGCTGGGTTCCTGCTAGTCACCTTCATGAAGGCGATGACGTGGTGAGCGAGCGTGTCCGCTTTCGGGGCGCCCTGTCTCGCTGGACACCACAGGATCAAGACAGACCAGCCCCGATCGAA